TGGGCGGCTACCGGTTCAAGAAGAACGGCGACGGGTTGGAGAAGTCGGGCGATGCCGGCAAGCACAGCCACATCGGTGACGCGATTAGCTATCTGATGATGCACATCGGCAGTCTCGACAGTGGCGAAATGCTGCACACGCGGCGAGAGGTGAGACGGGTTGACGCTAAAGGATGGGCGTGATACATAAAGTGCACCGGCGGATTCTCCTCCCTGCTCCGCGGCCTGCTCGACTTAACCCCTCCGGCCCACCCCCGGAGGGGTTTCTCTTGCTAGATGCGCGCAGCCGGGTTATATTCTGTCAACTTGCAAGGGAGGTCCGTCATGGACAAGAAGAAATCACTGGCGCCGAAGAAGTCCCCGCGCCCTATGGACGCAGAGACGGGACGCGCAAATGCGACCCTGACTCGCGCCATGGGCGGTGCTGCGGCACGTGAGCGGCAGGATGCCGAGGCCGGGCGCATGGACGCTAAGCCTAAGGCCAAAGCCACCAAGGCTGGCATGAAGTCCAGCCCGCGCCCCAAGAAAAACCCGATGTACTGAGGAGTTCACCATGGCACCGAAGACCCCAATCAAGACCGGTCGCAAGCCGACCACCGTCAACAAAGATAACTTCGGCACCGGCTACGCGAAGATGGTGACCGCAAACAAGCTGGACAAAGCTGGTTTGCCGGGTGCCGCGAAGAAGATGTCGCGGGAGGCGCTGGACATGATGGACAAGGGATCGCACCGCCTGCAGAAAGACTTTGGCAAGCGCAAGAAGCCGTAAATAGGAACTCACTATGGCAGGTCTGACAATTCTCCGCGTCGTTGGTAACGATGAGCTTGTGCGCCAAGAGCGCGAACAGGCAGAGCGTGAACTCGCAGCGCGGCAGAGCAGCCCCGTCATGGTGGGTTTGACAGCGCACCTCAAGGAGTGCTGGGACGCAGCGCGCATCTCGCGTGACCCGATCACCGACATCATGCTCAAGGCCATGCGCCAGCGCAACGGTGAGTACGAGGCCGACAAGCTCCAGCGCATCCAAGAGCAGGGTGGCTCGGAAGTCTTCATGATGATTACCGAGGTCAAGTGCCGCGCTGCGGAGAGCTGGCTGCGGGACATCCTGCTCGACAACGGCACGCCACCGTGGGACATCGTGCCCACACCTATCCCAGACCTGTCGCCCAAAGAGGCGGAGGAGCTGCAGATGGCCTTCGCCGAGCGCGTGATGGAGATCGTCCAGTCGTCAGGGCAGGCTCCGAGCAAGAGCCAGATCGGCGAGCTTAAGGAGATGGTCGGGCAGGAGTTCCGGTTCAAAATCCTGCAGGCGGCGCAGAATCGCGTCGACAAGATGCGGATCAAGATCGAGGACCAGTTCGCTCAGGGCGGCTGGTCGGACTCGTTTAACGAGTTCATTACCGACCTCGTGACTTTCCCGGCAGCCTTCATCAAGGGGCCGATCGTTCGGCGCCAGCGGTACCTCAAGTGGGAGGGCAGCAAGCTCGTCCCCGGCGAGCGCATTGCGCCTGAGTATGAGCGGGTCAGCCCGTTCAACATCTACCCCGAGCCGGGCATCACCCGGATCAACGATGGCTACATCTTCGAGTACCACGAACTGACCCGCACCCAGCTGGCCGATCTCATCGGTGTGCCGGGCTACGACGACGCTGCCGTCCGCAAGGTGCTCGAAGTGGGCAACACCCAGTCATGGGTGCAGGAGTGGCAGAAGGACTCACGCGAGGAGGAGGAGCGCAAGTTCCACACCGAGCTGCGCCCGACCGAGGTCTACGACACGCTGGAGTTCTGGGGCAAGATCAGCGGCCGGATGCTGCGCGAGTGGGGCATGACCGAGGAGGAAGTGCCTGACGTCGACCGCGAGTACGACGCCAACGTCTGGACCGTGGGGAACTATATCATCAAGGCGGTGCTCAACTACGACCCGCTCGGCGAGAAGCCCTACGCCAAGACCAGCTTCATTAAGCAGCCCGGCGCCTTCTGGGGCAAGGCCATTCCCGAGATCATCGAGGACATCCAGAACGTCTGCAACGCAGCAGCCCGGGCTCTGGTCAACAACATGGCGATCGCCTCCGGGCCGCAGGTCGAGGTTAACCTCGAACGTCTGCCTCCCAACGAGGACATCACCCAGCTGCAGCCGTGGAAAATCTGGCAGGTTATGAACGACCCGCTGGGTTCGTCGGCTCCGGCAGTGCGGTTCAACCAGCCCAACGACAACGCCAACACGCTGGTGGGGGTCTACGACCGCTTCTCACGCATGGCGGACGACCACAGCGGCATCCCGGCCTATATCTACGGCGACACCAACGTGCAGGGGGCAGGACGCACCGCGTCGGGCCTCTCCATGCTGATGGGCTCCGCGGGCAAGGGCATCCGGCAGGTGGTGATGCACATCGACAGCGACGTGCTCAAGACCATCGTGCAGCGCCAGTTCGTCTACAACATGCGCTACGATCCGGATGAGTCGATCAAGGGCGATGCACAGGTCGTTGCCAAGGGCGCGGTTAACCTCGCTGTCAAGGAGACGGTCAACGTCCGCCGCGTGGAGTTCCTCAACGCCACGGCCAACGAGTTCGACATCAGCATCATCGGGCCGCAGGGTCGCGCCGCGCTGCTGCGTGAGGTCGCTAAGGGGCTGCAGATGTCGGTCGACGACATCGTCCCGTCGCGTGAGAAGCTGGCGATGAACGAGCGGCTCGCTGCTGCGTCGCAGCAGATGCCGGCACCCGGGGGCGGGCAGCCCGCGGCACAGAACACGGACCTCGCCGGTGCGCCGGCCGGTGGTACCAATCTCATAAACGGGGGGCCGCAGTGAAGCAGGCCACCCCCGAAGTAATCCTCGCGCTGGCTAACAGCGTCCGTCAATACCCAGTCATCCAAGAGTGGCTGGGAGAATGGCGGATGTCTGAGCTTGAACGGCTGCCAAGCGTGGGACAGAGCGTGACACTTGCACAGGGGCGGTGTCAGGTTTTAGGCGAGCTTTACAAGCTCGTCAGTGAGTCCCCTGACTTAGCAGCACAGCCCCGTAGGGGCAGCTGATCCAATCACGCACACCGAGAGGAGCGTAAAAAATGGCTATTCCCGCACAAATTCGCAAGCAGTCCGAGGCTATCTCGAAGCTGTACGAAGACTTGAACCCGACCGAAGGAGAACAATCTCCGGCGGAGGGTGAGGTCCAGCAGCCGACCGAAGCCGACGGTGGGGGCGATGCTGCGGCTGCACCGGTGCCTACAGGGCAAGGGCAATCCGGTAACACAGACGAAGACCTGACCTACGAACAGCGTTGGCGATCCCTGCAAGGAATGTACAACGCTGAAACGGCTCGCCTCAAGGCGGAGAACAATCAGATGGGCCAACGCGTCAGTCAGCTCGAACGGCTGATCGCGACGCTTTCCGCGCCCCAGCAGGCACCTGCACAGGTGGCCGCGGCAAAGCTCATCACCGACAAGGACGTTGAGGATTACGGCGACTCGATCGAGGTCATGCGCCGTGCCGCCCGCGAAGAAGTTGCTGCATCGCAGCAGGAAGTCGCGGAACTCAAGCGCTTGGTCATGCAGTTGCAGACCAACGTCGTCCCCAAGGTGGAGAGCGTCGTGCAGCGACAGGCCCTCAACGCTGAGCAAATGTTCTGGTCAGAACTGTCGGCGGAAGTCCCAGACTGGCGTGAAATCAACGCCGAGCAAGGCTTCCACAGCTGGCTGCTTGAGATCGACCCGCTGTCCGGCGTATCCCGGCAGTCGTACCTCGATAACGCGCAGAATCAGCTGGATGCACGGCGGGTCGCAGGGTTCTTCAAGACGTGGCAGTCAATGAATGGCGGTTCTGTTGCTCAATCACCTCGGAACGTTGCCAGTTCTCAACTCGAAAAACAGATCGCACCGGGTCGCGGTCGTACAGCGGCGAGCACTCCTGCCGCCAATGACGGCAAGACCTACGCCCGGGCGGACGTCGCCAAGTTCTTTGACGACGTGCGCAAAGGTCTGTATAAGGGTCGTGAGCAGGAGCGTGACCGGATCGAACGCGACATCTTCGCTGCACAGCGAGATGGCCGCATTACATAAACTGGCTAAGTGAAAGGACACCACATGGCCTATCCCGTTGCTCCCGGCCGCCCCAACTACTCGGGTAACTTCATCCCCGAGATTTGGTCCGGCAAACTGATCGAGAACTTCTACGACGCCACCGTGCTGTCGGCGATCTCGAACACCGACTACGAAGGCGAAATCCGCCGCATGGGCGATACGGTTAACATCCGTACCCAGCCCAACATCACCATCCGCGAGTACGTCAAGGGTCAAAACCTCGTCGTCGAAAACCCGGACTCGCCCAAGCTGCAGCTCCTGATCGACAAAGGCGAGTACTTCTCCTGCGTCGAAGACGACATTGACCGCGTTCAGTCGGACATCAAGCTGATGGACATGTGGTCGAAGGACGCTTCGGAGCAGATGAAGGTCAAGATCGACCAGCGCGTTCTGACCGACATGCTGCCGGACATCGACGCTGCCAACAAAGGCGCGACCGCTGGTGCACAGTCGGCTGCGTTCAACCTCGGCACCACCGGTTCGCCGCTGACCGTGACCAAGGATGGCGCTTCGACCACCACCCCGGTCATCGACCTGATCGTTGACATGGGCACCGTGCTCGACGAGGCCAACGTGCCGGAGTCGGACCGCTTCCTCGTGATCCCGGCCCGCATGGCTGGTCTCATCAAGAAGTCGGAACTCAAGGACGCTTCGCTCTCGGGCGACAGCGCGAGCCCGATCCGTAACGGCCGTCTCGGCATGATCGACCGCTTCACGCTCTACGTGTCGCACAACCTGAACGTCTCGTCCGGCAAGACCTCGATCATCGCCGGTCACAAGATGGGCTTCACCTTCGCGTCGCAGATGACTGAGATGGAAACTATCCGCGCTCAGTCCACCTTCGGCAACATCGTGCGCGGCCTGCAGGTGTACGGCTACAAGGTCACTAAGGGCGAGGCGCTGGCACAAGCCGTCGTCCAGTTCGCATAAGGAGAACAGATCATGGTTGCCTACACTGACTCCCTTGGGTTCTACAAGAACTCGGCTGGTTTCTCGGCCAACTACACCGACCGCGTCAGCGTGATCGAGATCGACCTCGACTTCGCAAAAATCGCGGCAGCCCGCACCGCCGCCAGCGCAGCCGCGCTGGGCTCCGGCGACACGCTGGTCATCGGCACCCTGCCCAAAGGCTCGTTCGTTCTGTCCGGCGTTGCTACGCTGGTCCGTGCGGAAGGCGCTGCGGCCAACATCGACGTCGGCATCAGCGGCGGCACTGTCGACTTCTGGGTCGACGGTTTCGACCTGAACGGCACGGTTGGTTCCACCGGTGGCTACGCTGATGCAACGGCCTACTATGTAACCGCTGACACCGGCATCCTGTTGACCCTCAACTCTGCCAGCGTTGACGCAGCTCGCGTCAAAATCTCGCTGGCAGTGGTCAACATGGGCGCTGAACTCGGCACCATTCCGTCGGCCTAATGGTGGGGGCTTCGGCCCCCATCTCCCAACAAAAGGAGACTGAAAATGGGTGTCTATAGCGGTATCTCGCAGGACAACGTCCGGATCAACAGCGGCAATGCAACCCTGCAGACGCTGACTGTTACTGGATCGGTCGTTGCAGCCGGTGCGGTTATGAATGTGCGCCAGCGGTTTACGATCGCTCAAGTCAACGCCGGTGCGACGCTTGTCGCAGCGGTTACCGGCAAGTCCATCCGCATGGTGTCGTGCAAAGCTATCGCCATTGGCGGTGCTGCTGGCGCCGTGACCACGGTGGATGTGCTGGGAACTCTGAGCACTGGGCGCAAGCTCGTTGCCTTT